CTATCTTTGCTGCAGGTATGAAAATGATATGGGGTCAAGTAGCAGAAGGTTGGGTCATAGCAACAAGCGAAATGTGGAAGTATCCATTAGGTGTAGCAAAAGCAATTAAAAAAGATTTTGCAAGAGTTGCTAAAGAAAATAATATTGTAAGAGTTCAAACTTCAATCAGAAAAGACTTTGTACAAGGTCAAAGATTTGCAGAGTGGTTAGGTTTGAAGAACGAAGGTTTAATGAGAAAGTTTGGTTTTGATGGTTCAGACCAATACAGATATGCGAGGATATTCTAATGGCAGCAGCAATACCAGCTTTAACAACAGCAGCACCTTTTATAACAGCAGGAACTTCTGTATTCGCTGCAGCTCAAGCAGGAGCTGTTGGTAAATATAATCAAGCTATACAAAATAGAAATGCTTTAATTGCAGAACAAGAAGCAGAAAAAGCAGAAAGAAAATTAGAATTTGATTTAAGTAGATTTGACGATCAGTTTAGAAAATTTCAAAGTAAAACTACAACTAATATTTTAGCTAGAGGTGTTGAGTTATCTGGTTCAGGTTTAAGAATATTATATTCTAATGCTGAACAAGCAGAATTAGAAAAAGGTATTATGGAATACAATAGTAAAGTAGAACAAGCACAAAAAATAGAACAAGCTAATTTTGCTCGTATGCAAGGATCATTAGCTCGTATGACAGCTAAACAAGCTCAGATTGGATACCTTTCTCAAGCTGGTACAAGTTTATTAACTAGCGGAGTTTTTGATGCCTAGGATTCCAACATTTACAGCAAAACAAGATATGACCACTGATGTTGGTGGTCAAATGTCAAATATACAAATATCTCCCACACAAACTATTGCAGGAGCTTTATTACCTGCTGTAAAACAAACTCAAGCATATCTTTTAAAAAAAAGAGATAATGAAGAAAAATTAGAAGCAAAAAAAACTTTATTAGAACTTAAAACAGAATCAGATAAACTTGTTCTATCGCAAAAAAATAATCCTAATGAACAAGAATCTATTAATAATTGGAAAAGTAAATTTGATGGAATATCTCAAAATAAAATATCAGGTATAAAAAATCCTAGAATAAAAAAATTAGTTCAAGATGGTTTAGAATTAGAAAATTTAGAAAGCATTTACAATTTAAAAACAAATTCATTTAAGGCTTTTGAAGAGGAAAGTATTAAAACATATAACAATGAAGTTACTATGTTGAGTGCTAAATACAAAACAACAAATAATCCAATTTTAAAAGCAAAATATAAAGATGAACTATATAGACTTGCAGATGGTTTTAATAATACACATGAGCTAGGAGATTTTGATAAAAAAGAAAGAAGAAGAAAAATAGATGCAACATTATTATTAGCTGATGCAGATTTTACTATTGGTTTAGGTTTTGATAATGCTGAAGAACAAATTGCAAAACTTGATGGCTCTCAGAATGGTGCTAATTTTATAAACGATGAAGATTTTGCCAATGGTATTTATAATTCTTATGCTCAAAAAATAAATGATTTAACTGTTAAAGGTGATCCTAATGCTGATTATGAATTAGCTGAAGATTTATTAGATCAATTAGAAACTTTTAAAAGATATAATGGTTCAGAAGTTTTATCAGGTGATAGAAAAACAAAATTTTCTACTTTAAAACAAAGAGTTCTTAATGAAAAAATATCTCATAACAAATTAGTAAAAGATATTTCTATGGGTGAACAATTTGAAGAATATTCAAAAGGACAAAAAAGTATTTTAGAATCTAAATTTTATAATGCTTTAGATTCAAGTTTTAATAAAACTAAAAATAAAGCATTAGCAGAAGAAGCAGGTTTTGAATATGATGAAAGAATATCATCTAATCCTGATGCTAGTCTTTTTGAAAGACAACAATATGCAAAACAATTAAATTTTGATTTACAAGACAAATATGCTGAAGTTTCTATTGAACAAATAACTGCTTTTAACTTACAAGAAAATAAATTTAATGTAACTAGAGAAGCAGCTTCTATAATTGAAGCAAGACAAATGTATGTAAAAAATCCAAAAGAAAAAAATATTTTAAAAACTTTAGCTAGATTAAATGGATATGTGGATGAAAAAGGTAATCCTCAAGTTAATAAATTTTATAATGATTACATAAAAATTTTGAATCAAAGAAAAGAGGGATAGATGGCTGATGTAGTTTTATCAGATGAAGCTCTTGAGTTTGAAAGACAGTTTGAAGAATCTGTTAAAAAAATTGAACCTAAAAATTCTGGTTTA